CAGTTATGTCCGTGGCCAGCACCTTAGAGTAGCTTGCTCCATCGACGAGGTCATCGAGAGTCTTCCCACTGAAATACTCATTGGTAACACCCTCACCTATCTTGTCCGTCGTGAAGGCATCGTCAACAACAGTTGCGTCGATGAGTTGTATCTTGCCCGTGTCCAGGTGAGCACCCAGCACACGAGCATACGAGCTGCCATCCGGCAGGTCGTCGAGGTCGAATAGGCTGAAGTTGATGTTATCCGCCTGAATGTTCTCAGCATACAGGTTCTTGACTTCCATGCGGCCTAGGTCTTGACCCATACTGCCAAAGCCCGAAGAGAGTATCTCAAGGTTTGCCATTTGCTCCCGAGCTGTCAGCCACCCGCCGAACGAGAACGTCATGGTCCAGGTAGTCGGAGACTTGAGAGTGCTGACCCGGCGACGGATACTGCCGATGTTGCCTGCACGTTCCGTACTCTGCCTGGCGTCAACGACGTTGACGTAGTCGAAGAGCTCCGCGCCGACGTTCATAGGTACGACGGCCTTGCCCCTCTCGGCGTTAATTTGGTACTTCAGTAGAATAGCCGTAGCAACCGCCGTACCCTGGGCGTCGCTGGCAAGGTATGTCTGTTCATACTGAGTGATATAGAAGCCGAGGGCAGTGTAAGAGGCACTGTCGGCAGCGTTCCCGGTGAACGGACTGGCGGCGTCGGGCTCCGACTCGACTACAATCTTGTTCGGTATAACAAGGCGATTTCGGTACGCTTCAGAGAAGAACGTATGGCCCGTCGCCAGAGAATAGTCGTAGTCATAGGTCGTGCCCGTTGTCGTAGGCACGAATATGTGTATCTCCCCGTCATCCTCGTATCGAACGACGCAGCCGGTCCAGTCAATCAGCTTGCGGAACGCCGCCATCCTGGTGCTATTGACGTACACGCGAAAGCTGTCCTTCGGTATGTAGACATCTATGAGGGCGTCCTCAGAGTCGAAGGTGACGGTATAGTTAGGGCAAGCATCGAAGGCCGGCATGGTGCCATCGAACATATCCTGAATGATGGTCTTGACCGTCTTCGTGTCGGTATCATCAGGCAAGTATGGTGTCCGGGCCCTGTCTTCTGCCAGCAGGTCAGGGATAGACCACAGTTGGAGAACGCAAACGAGCCGCCCCTCCATGCTGTCGAACTCCTGGCCAACAACCCATAGAGGGGCAGTAGACGAATACTCATCGCCGTCACTCGTGACGGCGCCGTAGCTGATGACGGCCTTATACCCTTGTAGAGATAGAGACGTGAGAGCGCCATCCGAGTTGTCCAGCATAACCACGGCCTTGCGGCTGGTCGGCTGCTCAGGGTCATCTATGTCGAGGACCCGGTCAAGCTCATACGTCCGGGTAGCTTGACCTGACTTGGTCAAGACTACCTTCCAGAGGGCGTCTATACTGGCGGCCTTCTGGCCCGCCGTTAGTTTCGCCGAGAGAGTCCTCATGTGTCAGGTAACCACACCTTCTGATTTGGCGGTCGGAGCTTCTTAAGGTCGGCCATGACCTGCCCCAGAGTGAGTCCGGCCCATCCTGCGTAGTCCCGCATGACGCCCTTGCCGCCGACGTTCACCTTGTTGATGTTGTCAACGCCCTTAGCTTCAGCAAGGCGAGCCGCCACGAGCCGAGCAAACAGGTCTTCCAAGTCTACCCGGCCGTACTTCAGACTGTTACTCGGTACGTTCCGGCAGGTCCACGTCACACTCCCGTCGCTGACAGTATCCCCGACAGTTGTGGGCCAGGTCGGTTCAGAGCTGTGCGAGGTACCGGCAGTCGTACACTCATAGTGATAGGCGTTCTTGGTGGTGGGAGCGACCATGTTTGTCAGTGAGTAGACTGTGCTCGCCACCCAATCTGCGTCGAGGCGATGTCCTTTCTTGCAGAAGAGGTAGGCACTACCACCATCGCAGTCGAAGGCGATGTCGAGCCTGATAGTATTCAGGTCAATCCAGATGATGTTACGGAGCTGACGCGGGTCTTTGTCGACCTTATACTCGACCTCTACGATGTCGATAACATCGACCAAGGTACTCACGTCGAGGGTCCTTTCACCATCGGTGGTCGTGAGTGTCTCCTTGATAAGCACCGGCACGTACCGGCTAATCTCTTTAAGAACTTCAGTAATACCAGCTCCAATCAAGGACGCCGACCAGATAGCGTTGCTGCTATCGTGGAGTATCTCTTCAATCCGGTCTACCATCTCTGTATGAGTCATCGCCATTACGGCCTCCTTAGACGAGTTGACACTATGACGCCCGTCGTAGGATTTACTCCCCGTTCGAGGATGAGCGGCTTGGCCGGACCCATCCCCAACGTCTCCCTGATATGCCGCTCCAGAGTCAGAGCATCGAAGTCCCGGCAACTGAATACATCAACGAAAGCGTATGGTACTTCAGGCCAGGTGTGTATCATTATGGCTGACTCCTTAAGGAACTGAACGCCAGAGAGAGCGTCCTTGTCATCGGAGCCAGGCCATGCGAAGCCATCAATGAAAGGCTCGCCGTGGGGAGTCATGTCCGCCTTTATAGCGGTGTCATGGAGCCACCTGGAGAGGAGCCCGGGGTCACGCATTAGTGCCGTGTTCTTGCACGGCCCGTCCATTATCAGGTGCATCGCCGTCTCCCTTCACGACGTTATCTCCCGCCTGTCTGCTTACGAGCGAAGTCCTCAAGCTCTTTAATCTCCATTGACTTCGCCATCTGCTTTGCCGGCCCCTTCAGGCTCGACATAGGCACTTCACCACGCCTCGCTCTGAGGGCAATTCCAGCCGCTTTCCTCTGTCTTTCGCTCTCAGCCGGCATGGTATCCCCCTACCAGATAATCATACCCTGGCCAGTGGTGTTTATGGTGTACTTCACATTGGTAACCCTCTTGTGTCCAGGGTCAGCCTTGAAGTCCTTGCTCGCCGGCGACGTGAAGATGACAACCCCGTGCTTCGCCACTCTCTTTGCCTCGTCCACCACCCGACGAGGATCGTCTACATGCTCCAGCACATCACAGCACCAGGCAAAGCCAAACTCTTTCGCCCGGTAGCGCAGATTGTGAGCATCCATTACCGTGACGCCCTCTGCCTCGCGCGTGTCTATGCCGACGTACTCGCCCAGGTGTGCCAGTTGAGGCCGCCACGATTGCTTGATACCGCAGCCGATGTCAAGCACCTTCGTAGGCTTGCAGCTTGGCGGTATAAGGACCTGCCGCCAGTCCTGTGTCCTGTGTCCCTCCATGCACCGCGGAGCTTTGATGAGCCTGCCCATCTCTTCCAAGGTCGGCATCCAATAGTCCTTAAAGACCAAAGCGTCATCGTAATCTAAGGCGAAGGTTCGGGCCTTGGCCCTCTTAGCCTTCCAGGCATCGCCGTTGTCTTCCCAAAGAGCGTACGCCTCTTCGAGATACTCGGCAATCTCATCGGGATTGGCCGCCCCTTCCCATGAGTTCTGCATGGTGTACTCAGGCCGCATATCCTTCAGGAGCCAGCCACTACCGCAGAGCTCGGGCATGGCCGTGTTGTTACTCACAATGACCGGTACCCCGCAGGCTTGAGCTTCGATGATTGGGATACCGAAACCCTCCCCTTTGCTGGGCAGGAGAAAGACATCGAGAGTGTTATACATGCTGGCCATAGCGTCTTTGCTGATGCCTATTGCCATCTCACTGATGCTGGGGAACCGAGTGTAGTCGGTGATACCGAGGGATTCCCTTAGAGAGTGCAGGTTTCGACCCCGGTCATCGAAGGCATCAGTGTGGCAGTACATGACCACATTATCGTGCTTCTTAGCAAACTTCTGAATAGCCATGAAGGATGCCTGCCAGTTCTTACGTTCTCGCACGTTAGTCCCGACGCAGCCGATGACAAAGGTATTCTCCCACTCGTAGAGTTTCCGGGCTGCTGCCCGGCGCTCTGGTGAGACGATGAAGCTCTCACAGTCTACGCTATGAGGCACGTAGAAGGCTTCGATTTCGTGTTTCTTCATCTCCTTTAGGCCGTACTGAGACATGGCTATCGGCTTGATAAGGCCGGAATGAGTCTTGAGTACATCTCGGACGAGTGGTGGTATAGGCTCGTGGTCGATAGGCGTCCATGGGAACCACTTTAACGCCGGGGGTAGGTTCTTGAGCACCCATACATCGACCAGGGTAATCAGAGCCTCGGCTTCCCAATGGTCATAATACTTTTCGCAGTGAGTAAGGCCGAAGTCATCCTTGTCATTCGGGAAGATGGGAATTGGACCCCAATCAATCATACTGCCGAGGAGTCCGACAAAGGCAAAGACAGCCGGGTCATGCCCGCTTTCCCTCAGATACTTACTGATGGTGGCCGTCTGCTGGCCGTAGCCGGTATTACAGAATGGCGAGTTTGATAGCCATAGTATTCGCATGATACTCCTTTCTATTCGTTATGAGGACGGGGAGCCTTTGCGAAGCTCCCCGTACCTGTTTTTCCTTGTGCACTACGTCTACTGAGCGTCGCAGAACCGCGCTGCCAGTTCCTTGTCGAGTGTCTTCACACCACACAAGAAGTCGATGGACATCTGGTTCGTCTTGCTGGTGATGTTGTAATCGAACACGACCCGGCAGGACAGCCCTTTGTACGACTCCACAGCGTAGCTTGCTCCGCCGAGAGGCGGCTCCAGGGGTGCCGACACCAGGGCAAAGGCGTTCTTGTGGAACGCCAGGCTCGCGTCGTGAGTAGCCTGGAAGGTCACGACTGCGTTGTCGGCAAAGGCACCAGTCGCGGCAGGGGTGAAGGTGATTGTGGCCGTGTTGGATGCTACCGTACCACCGGTGAGGATGAGATAGCCCCGGTCGTTTCCGGCAACCTTGAACACGTCGCCCGCAGCGATGACCTCATTGTCGGTCAGGCCGTCCACCGTAGCCGCCGTAGCAGCCGCAGCAGCCGCACCCTTCATGGCACCGGCCGTATCCACGACCTCGCTGGTGTGAGTGGCGATATTCTGGTCAACGTAGAAGTCCATACCCAGGACACGACCGAGCCAAGCATCGTCGATGGTGAGGGGTTTTCCGCGCTTGTCAGCGTTGAGGAAGGAGTCCAGGGGGACGTACCTGGCGTCTGTGACCGGGTGCAGTACCACACGTCTCTCAGAGAACGGGACCTTCTGGATATTGAGCTGAGCTCTCAGGTTGGCGACGTCACTCACCGCAGCAGTGGACGATACCGCCGAATGGCCTGCGATGTCAACGAAGAGGGCCGTGAGCAGTGTATCCACCTTGTCAGCCAGGGCAATCATGGCAGGCCGGATGACCTGCTCGGAGAAGCTGACGATTTGCAGGGTCAACTCGCTTGCCGTAACCTCTACGGAGACATCGAGGAGCTGGTTGAGTACGACCTGGACGCTTCCCTCAACGACTTCCTGCACTGCTACTGTGGACGAGACCGCAGTTGCAGTGAAAGTAGCCGGCTTGCGAATGGTGACTGTGGAACCAACCTTCTTGAACTCTTTGGAGAAGTCCCTGTGAACGAGATTGGCCATGACCGTGTTGTTTTCGAGCTGGAGCAGGGCCTCTTTCGCTACAATGCTAGGAGTAATAAGAGTCTGTGTCACTTACCTATCCGATTTTTAGAGTAGGGTCTTGCTTCCGCCTAGCCGCAAAGTAATCAGCAATCGGCATTTCATCCAGTTGCTCGATGCTAGGAGTAGCTGTCCCACCTGGACCATCCACTGAGGCGGGCTCGGTTTCGTCTCCCTTGTCATCACCTTTTGCGTCATTTTCTTTCCGGGGCTGAGGGTCTCTCGGTTTGCCCCGTTGCCCTATCACACGAGCCACTTTCTCCAACTGGGTAGCATCTGTGATGCCGGTGTCTTCCAGTTCTTTTTCAGTGACACCGTGGTCCTTGGCCAGGCGAGTTATGGTCGCTCCGAGTGCCGTAACACCCAAAACAGCCTCTCGTGCTTTGACAGACGTCTCCCTGGTGGTCAAGGCCGCTTCAGCATCACGGAGCGTTCGCTCTCTTCCCACAAGGTCCTCCTCAAGCTGAAACAGTTTGATGGCTTCGGCGTTATCACCGATACCCTCACGTTTCAGCTCGCGGATTTGCTTGCGGACATCGTCGACGTCCGTGCGGGCTGTCGTGGCCTGTGCAACCGCAGCGTCTCTCTCGGTGGTGAGTTGGGTAACCTGCTCTCCGAGCGCCTTCACCTCTCGACCTTGAGATGAAAGTCGGTCGTTGAGCTCCTTTGTTTTGTCCGCTTCTTTGGATGCGGCAGGCGTCGAAGTACCGCCCTCCTTCTCACCAGAAGGCTCCTGTGTATCAGAAGTGTCCCGGTCATCAGGTTTGGTTTCGTCCAACATTACAAACCCCCTTGATTATTCCTTGCCCGTCGGCGCTACCCATACACACCTGCCTACCATAGCTGCGAAGGGCGGGTAATATCATTTCTGTTCGGCAGCGAGATATTCTGCCTTATCAATAAGCTCAGTTAAGAGCTTGTACCCCTTGGTCACATGGAACCAATTATCGAGCGCAGGGTGAAGTATCCTGAAGGCAGTCCGCGGAGCACCCTTACCGAGAGTCTGGTACTCCTCATAGAGAGCGAAGACCTCACGAGTGGGCACCTTTGAGAAGTCCCGGTCCTGCCATATACCGCTCCTGACCATCTCTTTGTAAAATGCTCCATTCGAGAGCAGATACCAGTCATCTTCATACCCGGACCGGTCGACCATGTACCAGTCGACATAGGTCTCTATCATAGCCTCTGGCATATCGTTCTCGTATGCCTCAATCCTCTTTGACATCTGAGCTCGTTCGACTGAGCCCTCTGGCAATGTACCCATCTCCACCTTGAGTTTCAGCGCCTCAACGCTCTCATCTGACAGGTCATCACTCCATATACCTTGCTCCAAGCCCCACTCCAGGTACCGGGGATGCTGGAGCTTGAATAACTTGGCCTCGGCGCTATTTCCACTGTGTTCAGACACGACGGCATTCAGACCGAAGTAGTCGTCAATGAGGCTCTCCGGAGGTAGACCAAGACCTATCTGAGCGAGGGGGATACCCAACTCACCAGCCCATTTGAGGACCAGGTCATATGCTTCTCTACTGTGAAGCTTGCCACCGTATCCCCACAGAGACAACATGGCATCATGCTCAGGATTGGCCTTGCGGTACTCGGCCCGCCAGTCCTTATTTAATTCCGGGTGGGCGCCCAGGAAGGCTTCAAGTTCGTTATCTTCCAGCCCTTGAGCCTGCTTCCAGAGTGCGACCGACTCAGCCGGCACTTCGCTCTCATCGAGCTCAATGTACGGAGCTCGTGGTAGCCTCCAGTATGTCCGGCCGAGCTTGTCCTTATCGTCAGAGAGACGGAGGAGCATCGGGTCAAGCCCCGCCATCGCCTTCTTGTCCGCGTACATCTGTCGGATACGGAGGTATGTGTCCTCGCCCCACTTCTCGATGAAATCATCTATGCGCCGGTCTCTCTCATCCCAATCGGGTTCGCCATGGCTATCCGTGAAGTCCGAGAACATCAGCAACTCATACTCCGAGAGAGCCAGGTCATCCATGAAGCCGTACTTATCACCGTTGGCTTCTTTCTCCTCGAAGTAGTCGTAAATGTTCTGGTAATGAGGGTCCCGAGCTATGGAGTCAAGCGCCACGCCGTAATTCTGACCAGCGTCTCCCCACTTCTCCCGGAGAGCCCTGGTGTTGAGGTCGCCCGCCTTCAGACGCTCGACTATGCTGGCACCCCGTCCGTAGTAGACAGTCTGCTCTTCGTCAGTCCGCATACCCCACGCCTTCCACTCCTCCGAGTCCCTAACGAAGCTGTCTGTCTGTGCAGTCTCGTAGAGTTCCTGCAGCTCAGGGTAGCGAGACAATAATTGTATCTGCTGGGATTTCGTCAGGTAGCGCCACTCCAGATTGCCTCTCTGCCATGCCTCGACCTGCTTCGGGTCAAGCGCACTCCTCTCTATGTGCTTGATGAGTTCGCTGGCCTTGTCATAGAAGTCAGTCCACGCACTGTCAGGGAAGGTCCTCAGACCGAAGAGCTCGCCCAGAGGCACAAGATACTTCGCCTTATCCTCTGGCACCTCATGGTCACGGGCCATGCCCGGTATCATCCAGTTTATGCCTTGCTCCATCCAGATAGGCTCGAACCGTGTCGCCACGTACCGGGCGTAATCCATCGGGCTCTCCAAAGGATAGCCCAGAAAGTCCTTGCCGGTCGCCAGTTCTATGCCTGTGCCTACTATCGGCGATGACCTTGTGTACCACCAGTAGACGAAAGGATTGTCGCGGTTGGCCTCACCATCCTTGATAATCTTGACGAAGTCTACACGCTCACGGTCGCCAGCCTCCGTAGCCGTGGCCATAATGTTCCCTGCCAACCTCACCAGGCCGTACCAGAAGCCGCCCACGCCCATACGGTAGTTGCCCACCTGAATAGTCATAAACCGACCTGTGGGGGCCCACTTGGTTTCTCCTGTAATCGGGTCTTTCACGACACCGAAACCTTCGAGGACAGTCTCCATGGCGTCCTCGTGTGACTGGCCTTCGGCAGTGGCAAGGGCATACTGGACACCGGTGTAGTAGGAGGCGCCGGCAGCAATCAGGCCACCGAGAGCTTTCCGAGTCTCTGAGCCTGTATAGCCACCCCTGAAGATGTCCCCGACAACAGTGAGGCAAGCCCTTGTATAGTTGGGAGCGAACCATACGAAAGACTGCTCAAGTTGGCGGACAGATAAAGGTACACCCGCCGCCTTGCTGTCGAAGATACCAGTAATGCGGTCGAGGAAACGGGCCAACTCATACTCTTTTCCTTGAGCGATGGCCTTCGGAGAGAGTATCTTCCAGAACTCGTCACGTACGACTTCACCGCCTGCAAAGAAGGCAGCCTCGGCACGATGGTATGGCCTCAGTGGTATCTTGCCCATTGCTTTTTCTGCCCACCCACCAAGCCCGGCCCTGGCTTCGAGAGTTGCGAAGAAGTCCACGCTGGCCACACTGCCACCCATATTGACACGCTGCATGACCGTCTTCTGGTGCTTCGTCATATACTTGGCCATCGTCTCCGGAGCAAATGCAGCCTCAATAGACATAGCGAAGGCTTTGTACCATGAAGCCATCAGCTTCGAGCCGATTGCAGGGTTAGTAACCATATAGGCGTGAGCAATACCCCACGCCGGCAATCCCTGAATGGACATGATAGAGAAGTCCAGCGCCGCCTTAGTAATTCGCAGTATGCCCGCAGTATCCGCGACAACCGTCAGTCCCGGCAGCCCGCCCTCATGTCCGAAGAACCTGTTGAAAGAGTCGATGAATGTCCGCTCGTATATCTTACCGCCGGCGAACGGCTGCATCAGGTAGCCCTCGCCAATCTGCGGCTGCCTGGACATGGCCATCTCCTTTGCTTTCCTGGCCTTTACCAGAGCAAGCCTGGCTTTCCTTGTATTGAGCAGGTCACCGACATCTACCTTGAGCTTCTTGAGCGCAGCTTTCCTCTGCGCCTCAGTGAGCTCAGACGGGACCTTCAATGTAATTCTCTCGAAGCTCGTCGCTGCTGACAACTCCGGCACACCCTCAATCTTAGGCTTGATAACCACGTCCCGAGGAGGAGGAAGCCCGGCGTCATCATACGCCTTGGCCAGCTTAACAGCGTCATCCATGCTGATTTGTGTGACCTCACCCTTACCCTTTGGGTAGACCGGATGCTCGTAGCCGAAGATGTCCCTCTGGAGTCCGGCCTCCGGCATACCAGGTTCGGCCTTTGGCACAGTCGGTTCGGGCTCTATCGGTCTGAACTCAGCAAGTTGGCCAGGTTTCACGGTCACATCGTCGAGTATGTGTATCATGCGCTCGACGGCTTGCATCCGTTCCTTGCTTATGCCCATGAGCAAATCAAGGTCAGCGACGGTGTTCTCCATCTCATTAGCCTTGACCAGCCGCTCAACGAAGTCGTCAGCCGTGCCTATCTTTATACCGAGTGTATCTTCCAGGCGCTCGACCACATCGGGCAGTAGAACATCAGTCTTGACACGACCCTTTGCATCGAGAGCCCAGCCCACGGGCGTATCCCGTCCGAGGAGCGCCTGCGCTTCCTTTACCGTGATTGTCTCACGGAGCAGACCCTCTTTCTTACCGAAGAAATATGCCCACCCTACCTTACGCCGCCCGAGCATCATCTGATGGTGCCAGAGTACATCGTCCTTCAGGAAAGACGACAGCACCTCTAGTTCCGCAGCCTGTTCAGCAAACAACTGGTCAAGGTCGACTATCTGCCCTTCCATAGCCTCTCGAAAGGCCAGCTTATCGCTATGGTCCATGACCTCGAAAGCCTCACGCAGCTTGAAGTCTGGAGGCACTTCTTGGCGAGCCATGCGGTAACCTTCCTGGCGCGCACGTTCGGCAGTGGCCCGGACGTCAACCTTCTCGGCAACGACAAGGCGCTTCTGAAGGTCGTCGATTATCCTCCTGTTTTGGAGTAGTAGCTTTCGCAACTCCTCCTCGACCTGGGCAGGCTTGGCTATCAGACGGCGGAACTCAGCACTCCATTGTGGGAAGCGCCTATCAATGGCATTGAGTGTCTGCTTGTTTGGACGCCAGCCCTCAATCGCTTTCTGAATATGGCCCCGGAATATCTCCGCATCGGCCTTGAGCTTGGCTGTCTGCACGACTTCTGCCGCCAACTCGGGGAACTGGCTGACGAAACGCTCCGCAGGCGTGACGGCACTAATCTCAGGGAACGTCGCCACATAGTCAATAAACCGATGGTCGGCTACCTTCTTATACGCTTCCTGAATGTATGTACCGACGGAGTCCTCAATGTTCGGGCTGTACTTGACCCCCCACGCCATGCCCTCAGCCATCGTGGGAGCCTTTCTCTTGAAGTCATAGGACGCTCGCTTGCCGATGGCAAAGCCACCACGACCGGGCCGTCCACGGAGAGCGAGCAGCTCCCCCTCGGCATCCACCCTGCCTGTTACCACCCGGTGTATCCACCAGTCTTCGAGCACACCCTCAGGCGGGACGCCCTGCTTCTTGAGGAAGTTGAGCACCTGGGTATTGACCTCGTGGACACGAGTCACATACTCCAGCCCCAAGTCCATGCCTTTCCAGTTGTAGGCTTCCGGTCTGGTGAAGACGTGCTCCAGTGTGCCGACCTCTGGAGTCACCGTCTCGCCTTTCCTTAAACGCTTGGCCATGCTGGTAGAGAAGGCTGCGTCATCGAAGCCGAAGTATTTGACCGGGTCCTTCACTAGGCTGCGGAGTTCGTTGACCTTGACCCTAGCCACATTGGGCCCGCGTCTCATTACTTCGGCATGAACAACAGCACCACGACCAACGATGTCATCAATGAGAGTACCTTGCCGCTCGACGAGTATTCGCCAGCCGAGTGCCTTCTCGACACCCACCCTTACCGGCTTGACCTTCGAGGCATTGATGATAACCCTCTTCATCCAGTTATCGACCAAGACCCCATTGAGCAGCTCTTCATTGGCGGGCAAGTCGATAGCGAGCTCCAGGTACCTGCTCCTCTTGACGGACTGCTGGACATACTTCTTGCCGAGCTTCTCGCCTACATTCTCCAGTACCCGCCCGGGAGCTCGGAGTGTCTTCACAATCGGGTATGCTATGGCTTTACCGGCCTGCAACTCAAGATACTGCACGGCGGCTGCGGTGCGCTCCATACCCTTGCCGATCACCGGCACCCTGCTGGAGAGCCTTGAACCCCACCCGAAAAATCGGCCTATCGGGATAAGATAGACAGGATTGGCCCATTCCAGCGCAGTAAGGAAACCGCCAGTACCACGTTTCTCCTCGGCAACTTCCTTGAAGTCTTCCCACACCCCATGTACCTCATCGGCAAAGATGGCCTGCCAGCCGTATGTCTCATACAACTCGTCCATCTGGCGGACAGCCTGGATTTCCTCGTCGAGGTTAGCTCCAAACTCCTCCATACCCAACGCCCTGTTGATGGCATTGTTGGCCTGCGCCGTACGAGCGGCAACCTCCATAAGCAGGACTTCCCAGGGCCGACCAAGATACCTCTCTCCCCACTCCGCCGCCGGAGCCAGTAACTTCCTGAATGACAAAGCGCCGAAGGTCAGACCGTACTCTACCAGGTATTCGTCCCAAGCCTTATTCTTGGCATCCCACCAAGCCTGCACTCTCTCGGGGTTCTGCTTCCGCCTATCCTCCCATCCTTTCCGCGTCCAGTCGGCCACGTCCTCATACTCATTGGCGACCTCGACAAGCCGGACCTGATAACGCTCCCACGCTTCCTTCCGAGATGTCGGGACGTATTGCTCCTCCCAATCTCCAGTGCTCGGGTCAAACCTGCCGACAATGCGGCCCTCGACAGAAACGGAGAAGTCCGGGAAGATGGTCGCGTGGACTATCTCACCGTCCACAGTCTCCATTTCAACGGGTGAGCCTTCTTCCGGTATGGCCTGCTTTGCTACGGCAAAGAAGCCTTCAACCTCTTCCCTGGTAGCTCCCATAGCACGGAGGAGGGACTCGGTACCGGACGTCCGACCGTACTCGAATATCGCCATGAAAAACTTGTCAAGGTCAGCTTCAAGACCGGCCCGCTCTATCTCCATGGGCTGCTTCTCAAACGGCGGCACTACGCCTTCGAGAGTCGACGCAATCTCAGCGATACGGGCATAGGCACTCTCCAGGTCAAGCACGAGCTCTTCTACGTCTCTCTCCGGGAAGACCTCAGTCAGGGCCTCACGTGCTCTGGTAGGCAAGTCAGGTTCGGTTGGTACGACTGGCGGCTGCTCGGCACCTTCCCCCGGTTCACTGATGCCGCCGCCACCGCCCCAAAGGGGTTCGGGCACAGCAACCAGGGGCGGACCAACCGCCGGTTCCTCGGCAGTCGGCCTTCTTTCCGCTCTCCATCTCTCTGCCCACCTGGCCCTCTTCTCGGGCTGCCGAAGCCAGCTGACTTCAGGGACGACTTCGCCCTCAGGACCTATCTTAATCTCCGGTTCCTGCTCCGCCGCCGGCTTCTTTTTCTTCGATAGCGCCCTCTGAGCCTCTGCCGCTTTTCTCGCCGGGTCAATTTCTACTACGTGGGTTGGTAGTGTCACTGCTGCCCTCGCTGTCCTCTTTGCAATACGGGTAGATTTACCTTGGGCTTACGGCTGAGCTTTTCCGTGAAGGCACTCAAGGCACTCCGGGCCCCGCCCTTTGCCTTCTGAGCCTTCTCGTAGTCAGCCAGAGCTTCCATTACTTCGCTATCCAGCTCTTCATGCGTAAGGTTTTCAACCACGAGCCTCCACCTCCCTCGCCGCTCTCATAATATCGGCCTGTTTTTCGTTGTTGTCCTCGGCTTGTTGGAGCGCCTCTGATATGTCTTCGACATCACGGTTCGGACCCCTCGCTCCTGTCGACTCCCCCCGGGAAAGCAAGGGCACCAAAGGTGCAGACTGTATCGCCGGCGGACCGGCCTGGACAGACTCCTCTTCCTTGCCAATACCCCGCTCACGTAGCATCCTGAGGAGAGAGGTCTTCATCAGCCTAGCCTCAACGTCCTTGCCCTCTTCAATCAGGTTGTGGCAATGCCGGTACAGAGACAGCACCGGGTCCAAACGCTCGGCGTTCTCTGCTCGCCTCTTACGGTGCTCACCGTTTGGGTCGGGCAGTCTGAGTATGTCACGGAATATCGTGTCGTCTGAAAGGCCGGCCGCTTTCGCTGCCTCGGCAACGGCGTAGTTGGCTATCTTCTGCTCCGGTGCCTCACTGAAGTAGCGGTACTTAATGGAGAAGGATTTATTGAGTATCGCCACGCTGAACGTGCGCCTGTGCCCTTCGGCCCCTAACTCAATCTCACCACCGAGCCTTTTCAGTTGCCGGATGATGAGACGACTCTTGGCCTGCTGGTGCAACGCCAGTCCTTGTATGCGGGGTACGAATATCTGGTCCCGTCCTTCCGTCAACCGTGCTATTGCCACCGCCGACAAGGGGAAAGTAAGGTTACCATAGTCGATTGCCGGGAGAGCACCACGCTGAATGCGCCCCTCCAGCATTGAGAGTAGATGCCTTGTTGCGTTCCTGATATCCGCGACTGGAATGAGCTTAAAGCCGCCCCTCTTCTCAACCGCCGTTATCGCCCATGGTGTCCTCGGGTCCTTCTCTGGCAGTGCGCCCTCTGCTCCAGCATCACTTTCCAACTGAAGGCCCTGATTGAATGAGGTAACATTGAGAGTCTGGAGTATAGACGCAGCACGGTTCATCTCTGGCCACAGACCCCGGTCAGCGGCAAAGATGCCCTCTCCGTGGTGAGCGATAGAGCCATCACCAGCGAGCATAGACCCGGCCGGGCAGATAGTGTAGACACCTGGACACTCTCCATATTGGTGTTTCTCGTTCCTGACATCGATGTCATTGACCCATATCTGGTTGTGCCTCCGGGTCCATAGGTCAGTTAGTTCAGCCGTATCCGCCGTAGATGCCAGGTCATAATCAGGATACTCCGCCTCAAGTTCCGACCGGCGTCTTGTTACCTTATATGCGATATACTCCAACCCCTCAGAGTCAAACTGCCATACGACATACCGGGCATCGAGTGGAGTATCGTCTATGATGGCCTTACCGTCCTTCAGCCGTACAAGGAGCCTCGAAGCGGCACGACCTCTCATGCACATTTGTTCGACCGCATGTGCGTACGCAGGCCACAGCCCACGGTTGACCAGCCTTTCGGCTGCCTCTTCTTCCGCATGTCGGAGTAGTGTCTCAATCTCGGTTGTGTCCCTGTCACTGAGACCATCTCCCTCGACGAGCTCCTGTTGGTAAGCACCCATAAGGACAGCGATCACACGGGCTGCGAAAGTGGCCGGGTCATTGAGAGTGATGTTATACGTCCTCTCACCAGGTTCTTCTTGCCCATCGAGGCGCTTCATCTTATACTCTTTCAAGTACAAGAGGTCCTCGTCGGTTTTCCAACGGCTTCTCAAGGCGTTGAGCTCACCTTCCCTGTCTGCTATCCGCCTCTTCCAATCTATGTCTGCCATCGGCAGCCTCCACCTTACCTACTTTTGCTCGCGGTTAGCCTTTTCCACCTGCTTCTGCATCTCGGCCTTGGCTTTCGGATACTCCTTGTCGATTGCCTTAATGCTACGGAGTATATGCTTGACCTCGGGCTCCAAGTCCTCAATCCTCTTCTCGTAATCCCTGGTGCTCCTCTCATTGCCGACAGCCTTGTTAGCCGTGACTGAGAGCCTGAGATGCTGGAGGGCAAGGGCATTGGCCTGGTAGTTTCTGGCCAACTGAAACCTCTGACTGGCCACCAGTGTCAGGACGTAAGTGCCGTCAAGACCAATGTCGACATCGCCCAAGTCCTCAGGGTCTACGTGTTCCTCGACAGCGTTTTCCACATCGGGTACTGTCGGTTCTGCCGAAGAGTCAGGTGACTTTGTTCCACTCTCCAGCCCAGGTGTTTCTTCTTCTTTTCCTGGCATGTTTCTCTTCTCCTTTCTATTCTATCGCCACGCGGTCGAACGCCATAATGGGGTGCCCTGGTCTGGGCCTGCCTTCTGCATCAGCGATACGGCAAACCCAGACGTGCTCACCAAGCGGCACTATGTCCTCTGGTGAGATGACTCTCTCGCGGTTCCGGCGAAAGACGCCGGTGCGTTTGTCTCGGATAACCCGGGCGTCGCCTGGGTAACTCACTGTGCGTCTGTCTTCCACTTCAAGCCCCCTACTGCAACAGTCCCAGACTTTGCAGGTCATCGACCAGGGCGGTCAACGCCTGTCTCAAGTCCAGGTTGTCAGCGATTATCTGGTCGATGGCCGTGGTAATCTTGTCGAAGTTGGCCTCGCTCGAAGCACCCCATCCAGCATCGGTAGCTCCCAGGTCACCCATCGAAGTACAGGTCGGGTTCGCGATGGTCTTGTCAGCCGTGGCGTAGGTCTGTGTGTAGGCTGAGGGCTGGGCAACCGGGGTCGCTCCGAAGAAGCCAACTAGGCCGGCGTTGGTAAACTTGAACTCTTGTCCACCACCTAACGCAATAAAGGGGTCAGAAGCCCCGCGAACACTAGCCACAGCTACCATACCAACACCAGAGTCCTTTGCCTTTATCTCAAAGAAACCATCATCAGTAGACGGCCCCAAAAGGTCAAGAGATGAGGGACCGAACTCTAGGTCACCTGATAGGACTATGCCAGTAACAGTCACGTTGGTTAGAGCGAGTTCAGCTGTTGCTGCTGCACCTGACAAATCTATTCTGATAACATCGGCATTCCCAGCTGCATTCGAAGTACCCATCCGGATAGCTCCCGGCTGAGTAGCATCGGCGTGACCGTGAATTAGTATCAGTCCTCCCGAACCTCCTGCATTAGGGCCACCTCTGAGTGTTAATTCCTTATCTTCTGCCACGTCCTCCATAAATATAATACGGTTGGCTCCTGTTGCAAAAGACAGAGAAGCTAAACCTGTAATACTCTGTCCACCGCCAGTTATCTGTCCACCCATAGCAAACGCAGGCAGAGTCAGGCCAGAACCTGCCACTATTGTAGCCGCATTGGAAAAGGTCAAGGCAGTCGTTGTTCCTGCCAGCTGGATGTCCATGGCTTCCAGGTCAACGTAGGCATCATTGACACTGTTTCGGAGCTTCACCACCCCGGGATCGTCCACTATGAACGTGTCCGGCAGGTGCAGACCAATCCACCCCTTTGTTGCACTCCCCAGGAGATACGTGTCATCGGCCGACGGCTCCCAATTCCCCGCCAGAGCCCCGGCGTAGACGATGTTCTGGACGTGTATGTCCTTCAGACTGAAGGCCACAGAACCGATAGAAAACTCGTTATCGGTCGGTGGCAGTAGGTCGAAGCCGCTTATCCGAAACAGCTCCTCGATTGTATCTGTGTGATATGCGGAAATAGCCATCCTTCCTTACCTCCCCACCAGCTAATTCTATATCCCGCTCATCGTGTAGTCGGCCGTGTACGTGGCCTGGGCAGACCCGACAGCCGCTTTCACCTGGAGTATCATGCGCCCGTAGGCACCGACATACCGAAACTTGGCCGTTGCTCCGGCCGCCAGCGTCGTCTCGGCAACCTCTTCCGCCTGCTCACCTGCCTCAAAGAACGCACTGATGAGCAGCTTATACTTCAGCCCGTTAGCGCCGGCTGTATTCTTGAGGATGATGGTCTTGCTCCTCTGTCCTCTGGTGTCCAGGTCAAGCGCATTTGCATAGGCATCAACCGTGGTGCCCTCTACATGACCCGAGATGTCATGCGGCGATATTGCCCTTACGTCCTTGATGTCTGTCTTCGTTGGTGCTGGCATCCTTCCTTACCTCCCCACCTTAGTATATTTTCTGATTGGGTCTACCCTTTTTACCCCGCGACTTCGCGGGAGCGTAAGTCATCATCAGTGCGTCCGCCCGGTCCGGCGACCGGCTGCCCCGCGCCTTGGCCTCTTCCTTCGTCTCAATCCACATTCTGCCCCTCTGGTCATAGCGGTACCGAATGTCGCAGAGCTGGCTCTTGAGCTTGCCATCATCAGGTATATCAATAGTACCCTCGACAAACTTCCGTGAAAGATACCAGAAGAGTTCGGCCCGCCGGTTGCCGTACCTTTCCTTATCGACCGCCACCGCCCCGGCATTGAAGTCGGTTATCGAAATGTCCTCGGCTTTGAGCATATCGGCAACGCCACCGCCGACTCCGACCGAGTCGACGAAGTTGTACGTCGGATTATTCAACCGGATATGCCGGGCCGTCCGGCCGGCGGTATGGGTGGTATCAGCATGGCTCCAAGCGGCCATCTCGAAGACATGGTCACCCTGGCGCACGGCAAACACCGTCTCACTGTCACCGTACCGGCTGACATCGAGGCTACTTATCTTGTCGCCTTCCGACTCGATAGTCCTCTCTACGGCAGCCTCAACGTCAGGCAGGTGGAAGAGTGTGTTGACACCGCTACCGGGAAACTCTCCCTCGACGTACACCAGCCACAGGTACGAACCTTCTCCCCACTCAATGAGTCTCTCGGCCACCCACCGCGGAGATACCAGACCAGGATAGGGCATGACCTTATCGCCGACCTTCTTCTCCCAGGCCCCGTCTCTGATGTCTTCCCGCGTTATCCCCAGGGCGGTGAAGTTCGGTGTATCGAACGCCGAGATGTGGAACGTCTGATAGAGTGGCGATGTGAAGCAGTCCCGGAAAGGTCCTACCGGCTGCGTCGGATTACCGATGAGCAACTCGTGGGCGTTTCCCGTTGCCATCGGGTTCTCCAGTGCAGAGTAGATGGTCTCCGGCAAACCGCTCGCCTCATCGCCAATCACCAGAATGTTCTCATTATGGAAACCCTGGAAACGCTCCGGGTGGTCCGTCGACAGACCCACAGCAAACCAGTTTTCCGTAATGTCCAGGCGGACATTCGTCAAATCCCCACCAAGACGTATGCTCGCCTGACCCTGCGCCGCAGCAATCTCACGCCACAGTATGAGCTCAACCTGCCTGAATGTCGGCGCCGTCGATATGACTGTACTCGGCTCAAAGTTGTGGAGAAACGCCAGGGCTACCCTCGCCGCGATGAAACTCTTGCCACTACCCGAGCAGCTCCTCACGGCAGTCCTCGTATTCTCCATGACGCTCCGGGCTACCTCTGCCTGCTTCCCCCACAACCGACACCGGAACACCTGTTCTATCCATAAGTCCGGCCTCGTCTGACCCAGCTTCTGAAGCTCCAGCACTTCTTCAGTATAGTCCTGGACCGGTACCTCTATCGGCTTCATCCGCTACCCTCTTTTACCATCGGTATCCCCAGGTGCTCCTCAATGTCCGACTCAACCAGTTCCCCGGCCATCCTCGACCTCTGGAGCGCCGCTACATCACGGCAGACGTTCACCAGCAATCCGTTCATCGCCGACGCCCTTACCGCCGCATCGTCCCGCCCCGCCGGGTCCGTCCTCGGTGACACCTGCCACCACAGGTTGTACTTCTTGATGATGCCTACTATCTCGTCAACCGTCACTTCCTCTGCAACCATCGCCCTCACTCCTTTCTTGAACGACCCACGGGCCAGAGTACCCCTCAGCACAGCACCTGTAACGTCAATCCACCTTGTACCCCAGCCCGCAGGCTACCCTTCCTCTTCACTGTCACCTGCGTCGCCTCGCTCTCCGCCTCTGCCTCTGGCTTCGACTCCGTATCCCTCGGTATCCTCGCTCCCCTTCCCTGAACATCATCCCAAATAACCATCCGCACGTCGGCATCCCATCACCTCTAACCAGCTTCTACCATGCCCCGTTGTATGAGCCCCCTCCTAACCCCCCTTTTGAGCGTGTGAGGATAAGCCCCGTACCCAGCAGAAAAACCAACAAAGCAACAAAATATACCCTCTAGCAGTACCAGGTACGACAACGAGGGGCATGGGTAGGGGCGCTGGCCACCAGGCCAGCCGCCCTACCCAGCACTACCACTGCCTCAGTACCGGGTACCTCGTTAGGGACACGCGCCTGGACGGGCGCCGGTGCTCCGTTGCCGGCCGGTGCCACGCCTAGAGGAGCGCACTATTTATGTTATGTAGCCTTACTCAGGCACAACGGCTGTGTCATCGGGTCCTGTCCCGGTGTCGACATCGCCGGAGGGTGGCGGCTCGTCTCCGGTACCTCCGTCATCAGGCCCGGCGGTATCTGGTAATCCTATCCCGATGTTGTCACTCTCCCCGGGTCCCACCTGGCTCGGCTCTCCGGTGTCCGGCTCAGTCTGCCCGGTGTCCTCGGCTGGGGTCGAGGCTGCCGGCTCGGTCTCTTCTGGCTCCGGCGCCGGCTCTTTGTACCCCTTGGGCGGCGTCAGCTCGGTATAGTCCATGGCTCGGCCCCGGTTCTCCGCAGCATCAGCCACGAAACAGTCATGGCATATCGGCTTACCGTCTACCCGCTTGCGCGTCTTCGTGCCCTGGCAAGCGAGCGTCCGCCAGCACTTCGCTAACCCTGCCATCGCCATCATCATCACCTCTATGTATTACTCTCGCCTTAGGGTCCAGAAGAGGACCGGTAGCCGGGCGACTCACGGCACGAACCCGGGGAACCCCTGCCGGCTCACCGTCATGTTCCTCACCAGCCACTCTCTCAGCTATACCCGGTGCACTCTCTCCAGGCATCACGGCCGGGTACTCGCCGTCCGCCAGCTCTCTCGCTCTCTCCCGGGCCTGGACGATTATCTGGTTGTATGTCACCGTCGCCCCGTCGACGCCCTCAACACGCATCACCGGCTTCCCTAGCACCTGGTCCAAACAGTACATGGCCGCCTTGATACGCGTCGGCGACGGCTTGCCTACCTCGTAGCCGTGCCGTTGAACTGTGAAGCAGCCACATAGATAATTCGCCGCATCCCTGGCTGACTGCATCAGGACGTCCCGGGCCTGGTTGTATTGCACCGTCCGGGGACGGCGACCATAGCGGTTCATTGACATTGACACTTTAAAACTCCAAAACAACTTGACAAAACGTAGAATAGCGGCAGGACAATCGGAAAAAGCTCGTTTTCCCACGCCTGCGAGGACGTGGTGACCCCTCTGGTGACGCTTGGTGACCCATTATTGGAGTTATGTCTACCACTTTGAGCCTAGAGATTTTGATGACAGGGGTCACCGGTAACGTGGTAGTACATGATAATCACTCTAATGTCGGTGACGCTTTGGTGACCCTTTTTGTGTGTAAAATAGGGGTCACCGCAGGGGTCACCGGGGGTCACCGTGCAGCTCAAAGGGTCACCGTCACCACCTCAGGGTATGTAATACCCTGAGGGCGGGGGCGCCCCGGTTACCCTAGTTACCTCTGGGGAGGAAGGAAGAGGAGGGGAGGGCCCGGGACAACGGTACCGAGGAGAAAGGAAAATCCCTCGGTAAGCCGATGTTGAGCGCCCGGGCCCTGGGAAAGGAGAGGAGAAGAAAGCGAGAAGGGTCCTGGCGCTGGTGGCTGCAGAGCGCACAGGACCCACGGGAAGAAAGGTAGCACAGAAGTGATATGACTGTCAAGTGGAGTAGAAAGGAGTAGAAAAGAGTGTGAATTGACTCACAACGGGTGAGGGTAAAATAGAACAGAGGGGAGAGTAAAACTTTACGAACCGTTCTAGGGAATGGTACTTGACAGACTTGTCAACATAGTCTACAATGTGAGTACAGACACGGAAAGGGTGACTAGAGACAACAGAGAAAGAGAGAAAGGAGAGCGAGAGAGGATGAGCGCATACGTGGTAGACAAGGCACACATCGACGCCATACTAAGGGCGGCCGAGGCACTATTGCAGCGGGCAGGCTACGGCTTGACGTGGTATGCCCGGGATCCGGCTGGCATGACCGACCAGGAGAGGCAGGCAGCATACCGGCGTCTTGACCATAGCGACCTTGACGAAGTTGGCCAAATGCTCCTTGACGAGTGCGTTGCCAGCGTCGGTGACCGCTACCAGGACGACGGCATAACGGATCTGCCGGGGCCGATTGACGCCTACTGGCTAATACCCTACAAGTACGACCGGCGCGCCGGCGAGGGGCCAGGTTGCAGCGCACCGTCCCCGGTCGAAACTCTGAAGCTCGTGCACTGTTACATCTACCAGAGCTGCGAGCATGACGGCTGGAAGGACAGCGAAGCAAGGCGGTTTTGCCGGGCCCTTGAGGGAACCAGCGCTAGGTTAGTGCCGGGGTATGATGAAGCGCCCTGGGGATGGCCACCGGAACCGGAACCCGTGGCAGCAGTGGTAGTAGTACAGCGACCCCTGATGTAGTCGAAACGCGCCGGCAATGGCGCGTATGCCGGGAATGGCCGCCCGGCACTGATGAGACAGGCCGAAAGTCTAACCATAGATTAAGGAGGGTATGAGAAATGGAGAAACGAATACAAAGAATGAACGATTTAATCCAGAAACGCAAGGAACAGACAATCACACCTACTGAATATAAGGAGCTTGAAAACCTAGTGTTTTTCTTTGGTGAAACACCAGCCTATTTAAGATTGATAGATGCAGGGTTATAGCTAGCCCGGCACCCGTCAGGGGATAAGGCCGACCACTTTGTTCCCTGGCTGGAACCGCTAGAAAGGAGAGCGAATGCAGGTAGAGAAGGGAGACATCACGAGGCAGCTTGAGGAGGCCGTGCCGGGAGCACGGTATAAGCTCAAGCTAAACCACAGCCTGCCGGTACGTGTGAGTATCCGGGCCACGGACAACACCGTCGCCGTGCAGGTCAACCCGAAGCGCATCAGGTCGGACGGGCAACTCCAGGATGTCATCAGCCTGATAGCCGAGGAGCTCGAGCGGTCAGCGCCGAGGGCCAAGAACGGAACGACAGAGGAAAGGAGCGAAGACAATGACAGACGAAAAGATGTGCCCACTACTGACGGCAGGAGTAATGACCGAAATCTGGAAAACCTACAGGGTAGAAGGCCGAATCGTCACAGAGGCACAAGTAACGTGCCGGCAAGACGAGTGCCAACTGTGGTGGCTGTGCAGCGGGGATGTGGTCACAGAGGTACACCCCAACAGAGAAGCCACCGAGGTCTTGTTGGTTCACCACGGCGGCAAGTAACCACCGGCCAGGCAGCACTATTCTGAGGAGATGTGGACGATGATGAAGAGGATTAGATGGTGGTGGCTATTGTTTCTCTTTTGCGTAATGGGACCGTACAGCCTGAGGGACATGATAGCGAAAGGAAAGGAGTACAGAGAGTATGAGCGATGAGCAGCGCCAGGTAGTCATCTACCTGGATGACCCAGCAGGCCAGCTAATTCAGACCACGCTTTCCGACTACCGGGGATATTGGAGAGGCATCGGCTGGAAAATACTTGACAGGCCGCCCGAGCTTGACCTTGACCTTGCCCCGGTACCGAACCAGCAGGAGTGCATGATATGAGTGGGCGGAAGACGAAGCCTTTTACCCTAGCATGGGGACACCCGCTTGAGGCCCGGTGTGACCGTGGGTGTTCGGACCGAGGGGACGGAGTCTGCTACTTCTGCGGCTGGCGTCTCGGGGCACCAAGGCCGGACGCGGACGACGAGGTCGACATGGAGCTTGACCGGGAAGAGGGCCGGGCCCCGGTCTACAACAGCTACTTGGCTCGGCTCAATCACCAAGAGGTCCGCCCGGAGGACATGCGGCAGCCGTCGGGTCCTCACTGGAGCGAGCTAGTGCGGCCGGGTAGACAGGTTATTGTCGGGCTGATGCGTGAGGGATATTGAAACGAGTTTGGAAATAGTGCGCTCCTGGTACTTGACAGACTTGTCAACATAGTCTACAATGTTAGTAGAGACACGGAAAAGGTGACTAGAGAGAACAGAGAAAGAGAGAAAGGAGGGGGAAAGGAACGATGACGAAGGAAGCGACAGGAACACATTTACACTGGTATTGCCCAGAGTGTGGAGTGGTCCGACGATGCGATGATGTAGAACAGGGGTTCAATCAAGATAGAACAGAATGCCCTGAGTGCCAGGTTCCCCTAGAGAGTCTAGAGGTTTATGACGATGACGGCATAGCAGTCTAGTGATATGCTAGAGGCCGAAACCGCCTACGGGCGGTCTACCGAGAGGTACTGATGAGGCCAAAGGAAAGGACGACCCGACCATCCGCCGGTGCTGCGCGTCATTCGGGCCCGCTGTCAGAAGGCGGTGGTCGCCTGGGGGAACCAAATCCTGTCAGTCTGGCAAGGAGATGAGCGGGCGGAGCAAGTGCTCCGGATGCTTGAGCCGGTCGATTGCTCAAGCTTTTCCTGGCCAATGAGGATGAGGTCGTGGTCGATGGCGATTGGCAGGCAGACACACCGACCCAGGTGAGGATGATACGAAGGTACGACTACTATTGGCAGGCAAGGCTCGTGATGTCTTCAGGACCCTGGCGCGTCTTGCCCAGGTAGAAACAGAATACAAGAAGGAGAGGACGAATGTTCAACAGAAAAGAGAGGGCTGAGATTGAGAGGCTCAAAGGCATCTTATTGGTGATGTCAGAGAGTCAGACCAAGGTTGAAAACTGGTTAGCAGAGGAGCGGGAAGAGATTGAAAGGTTCATGGGCCAGGTTGCCACACTTCAGAGGGACAAAGAGCACCTTGAGAGCCACGCCGGAGAGATGGAGACAGCCAACCAGGGCATGAACAAGGCCCGGAACGAGGCACTACTGAGAGCCGACCAAGTACGAATGATGTATGTTAGTCTCTTCGTGGGCCTCGGTAAGCGTGAGGCCACAGTGCAGTTCGGTTTCGTGGGCGGCGCTACCAACCGTGCGGACTTTATCGTATCCTTTGTGCCCAAGCTGAAAGGACTTTTCGACCAGGAGTTTCTCGACCGCATCGCCAAGCAGTTCCCGCCCTCAGATGGGTGGGCATGGTTTGACTCGCACGTTACTAAGCGAGTATGGGAACTGAACGAGTCGATACTCGGGCAGATAGACGGTGCCGAGGCGGAGCTGCAGGGTCACATTACCCGGTGTCTCCAGGTGCAGGCGTACAGCGAGATTGCCAAGAAGGAGGTAAAGGTCGATGGCGGATAAGAAAGACTTATTCATCCGCGGGGTAGACAGCGACGTGGCTGACGGGGCCAGGGTAAGCGTCGCACAGCACAGACTCAGTACCGGAAAGAAGAAACTACTCGGCGAGTGGTGGTCTGAGGCAGGTAAGGAGAAGCTGGACAGGGAGGAGTACGCCAGGGAGACTCACCAGGGAAAGGCGTAACCGAGCGGACCCGGGGAACCAAGAGGGGCAGGTCACACGGCCTGCCCCTTCTCTATTCAAATATCTCCCTTACCGCCATCTGATAACCCAGCAGCATGAGGTAGTGGTCGTGTTCGGTCAGTTGGTCCGGCTCCGAGCCGGCAACCGGCGGTTCCTTCGGCATGCTATGGCCCCATCCCTTGCCGGTCACTTCCCAATCCTTCTTGAGGCCCGACCACGTAGCACTGCTGATACTCCACTTCTGAAAGAAATCCTTTAAGGTCATGGTATAGTAGTCGTGGAGCATCGCCGCTTTGTTCTCTTTGCGGTACTTCCGGATGGCCTTCACTGCCATAGGCGATTTATTACGATGGTTCACTACCTTTACCTCTTCTACCTCGTCTGTTTCTGACACGGCAACCTCCTCTTCGAGATGATTACTTTCACTACTACTACTCACAACACTACTACTACCAGCCGGCGGCTCTTTCGCGCTCGGGTACTTGCCACACCACAGGCACTTATCTGCAGGTCCGCCTATCATAACCTGCTTCCCGCAGTTGACGCAGTCCACGAACCACATATCACTCATAGCTTGCGCCCTCTTGATACGTTCCACCTGCGGTACCGGCCCACCCGATAGTTCCGCCGGCTGATACGCCGTAGCACTACCTTGGCCCGGTGCTTTACCACGTCCTCGGGCAACCGGAAATACCTGGCCAGCGCCTCGGTACTGTGGTCGTAGGCGTAATATAGCAGGGTGATAGCCCCGTCATAGCCGCAGTCCTCAAGCCGGCGCTGCAGCTCGGCACTGACCTGGACGGCGCTCTCGAATGGAGCATGACTAGACGGCGACGGCTTGGAGATAGAAGGGTCCACATAGCTCCCGGCTTCAGCAGGCCAAGCCCCATTCCGCAGGGTATCGAAGTTCTCCAGGAGCCATAGGGTCTGCTCTTCAGTGAAGGCTATCTGTCCTGGTGAATACCACTCGGTCATCGGAATCGCCCTTTCACTTCCTGAATACCAGAATATCCTCAGTGTTTATTACCGGGGCATCGGGATACTTCTGTTTGTAGATGGTCCGCCAGAAGCTAACGGCTGTCAGCTTACGATAGTGTCTCTCGATAAAAGTAAACCCGGCCTCTTCACAGAGCTTTATCGTGTCACCTGCTAGGTCTATCCGCTTCTGGTTCCGGATAAAATCCTTAGTAACCAGCACCATGATACCGCTAGGTTTGAGTACGGAATGGCACTTTTGATATACAGTGAGCATGGCCTGAAGATATGAGTCTGATTTCAGGTTGCCGATGTTCTCAGCAGAGGGGTCATACCTCGCAGCTGCTACCGGCTGGGAGTTCTCTACATAATGAAGTTGCCCAATCTGCCCCTGGGTGCTACCGTAGTTAGCTTGTTCTTGGGTGTTGGCCTGTGCTTGCCCTCCCCATGCTCCTGTCTGGTCAGCATGATGGCCTCCCGACGCATACGGTGGACTGGTAACCACTGAATCAAACAGCCCCTCAAGATTACGAGCGTCACCCTGGACTATCGTGCATTCTCCCATAGAGTACCCGAGTTGGGGCATCTGCCTGACCTTCTCCCAGTTGTCCCTTTGCATCTGGCAAAACTTATCCTCAAGCTCCACCATGACCACGTTCCTGCCAAGTGGACAGGCCAGCATCATTGTGCCGCTTCCTGCCATCGGATCCAATATAGTCTCCCCAAGCTTGGTATAGCGGTCAACAATCCACAGGAGAAGAGGCGCTACCATCTTGGCAGGATGAGCAAACGACTCTGGCACAAAGAAGTCCTTACGATATGACGTGTCTGACTTGAATGCTATCTCCATCAGTACAGCCCTCTGGACTTGGTGGGCGGCATCTTCATCAGGCGCTCTATCTCTGGAAGTCGCTCTATGCGGGACTGCCACGTTATAGCCCCGCTTTCTGAGAAGAGGAGGTCAAGTTTCACACCGTAGAGGTCATACTGATAGACCATGAGGGCGGCCTGGGCCTCAACAGTTATGCAGTACCAGAGCGGCCAGGACATTCTCATAGCCCGAGCCTTCTCCAGTCCCTTGAGAAGCGTATCAACGGCTCTTGCCACAGGTTCCATGTAAGTGTCAGCCGGTTGACCTTCTCCTGGAGCAGGCGGCCACGGTGCGCCTTGACCAGATAGAGGTAGAGATCAGTCTTGCGCAGGAAGCCATCCTGCCGAGCCATGGCATCGGTGAACTGATGCTGCTCGAACGCCTGCACGACGGTTATCGTCGCCTGGCCCAGGTACTCGCGGTCTTTCGTGCGAGGTCGCAGTACGACCTTAACCTCTTCCCCGGCCTGCCAGTCTTTGTCTCGCCGGGGCATCCTGAAGGTGGTGAACGTCGGGACGACGAGCTTGGGCACCTGCATGTTGTAGTTCATCCAGTCGAGCTTTGAGAAACCTAATATCCTCATCAGTTGCCCCCTTTCTCCGGCAGCGCTGCGTGATTCTTCCAGAAGCCCTCGCTGTATCCCAGGTACTTCGCCAGGTCCTTCTTGATGTAGTACCGCGCCCCGAGTCTATCCAGCAATATCTGTACCTCGACGGCAAACTCTCGCCAATCGATCTTACCGGGCAGGTAATGATAGTTCATCTTGCCGACCTTGAAGTGGCCCGCTATGCGATGCACTGCGTGAATGACATTCAGTGTCCAGTCAGGGTCAATCACTGGTTCAAGGCTCACCCAAGTCGGTATGCCTGTACGCTGAGCCAGATCGAGGTTTATCATCCGCTCACCAGGACTGCCAGCCTTCGGCTCCCATTGCCGCTGATGATCGAGATCAAGGGACGTCAGCGTCGTGGCGAAGGCGTTATCCGTGCGTTGCTTCAACAGGTCGAAGTCTCTCTGTGCCAGGCTCCCGGCCTTGGTCAAGATGTGGACCGGGAAGCCAGCCTCATTGAGCAACTGGATTGCCCGGCGAGTCAGTCCACTGGTTGCATCGATAGGCTGGTATGGGTCAGTCACGAAGCACAGTAGCACCGGGCCCTTGTCCCCACGCCATGCCTTGATGCCATTCCGTATCTCATTGGGGTTCAGCCGGGCATGGGGATGCTGATACCATTCCGTCCGCTCGGTCTTGGTGACCGCCGGCCCGTAGCAGTACACGCACTGGTGACCACACCCGGTATAGTGATTCATGGCCAGCTCACAGAACTCTTTGGCTCGTCCTCTGGTCAGATAGATTGTCGATTTCATCTCTTAATCCTCCTTCTGTGAACCAAACCGGGCTATCAGTATGGCATCGGCCCGGCCTATGTCCTTGACCCGGCTCAATGGCGCCGCAGGGTAGAGCTGCTGGGCCAGTGTTCGGCTTGCTTCTTTTTCCTTGCCGGCGAGTCCCGCCCGGCGCTTCCAGACCAGAG